TAATGCTGCTAAATGAGCTTCTTTATCTTTTCTGTCTATTGCATCAAAAATTTTATCATTTAAACCTAACATTTCATCTCTTAAATCAGTAGCACCTGGTTGGCTGTATATATCATCGAAGGACATATATTCATTTTGAATTGATTCTGAAAGGATGTTATTTGCTATTTGTGTAAAGTTATCCATATTAATATTTATTTAATGAGAAGTAGTTTTGTCGAAAGTCTATTAAAGTAATCATTGTTAAGAAATGTTAAATCATATTTTTTAGTCATTTTCTTGATATTACTAAATGTATATTTTGATATATCCAACTTATCACACTTCAATCTTATTGAATTGACAGTTAAAGCACTCTTACCATCACCGATATCGATAAGATGTTTAAGGTAATCTAATGATAATTTACTTACATGTAATATTATAGGCAACGCGTTGTTTAATTTTTTAATAATTTTTAATAAAACTGTTAAAATATCCTTTTCACTATAATATTTCATTAATTCACATTCATTAAGTTGATTGTAATTAAAAAATACAACAGACTTTGAATTTATTTTTAATATTTTACTACATACATGGTAAATAATATAGTGTAAAAATATTTTATTTGTATCTTTATTAGTTATACTCTTATCTAAGAGCTCAAATTTATGTAAATCGTTAATAATATCAAATTGAATGTCTTCAGTAAACATCTCATTGAAATTTATTAAATTTAAATCATATACCTTTAAATATAAATCACTCACACAATATTATATCAGTGTTCCAAAAAATTCTTAGGTGGTTTACCTATTCTACAGTTGATTATACCATTATAATAGTCTTCACTCAGCAATACATCCTTATCAAACTGCATTTTAGCTTCAAAATAACCTAATTCATATTTATTTCTGCAGAATTTTAATATTTTAAATAAGAATTGATCTTTACCGTTACTAGCTATATCAATATTAAGTCTGTCACTTGAACCGGTATAAGTCTTCCAGTCACTCTCTACATAATCAATACGTTTTCTCTTTTTACCTTTGAGAGGCATACGTCTAATCTTTTTAACCATCTGTTTTCTGCCAATATATTTCTTATCGTTTACTAAATTAGTAATTTCATATATAAACCCGAAAGCATCATCCGGTACTGCTTCATAAACTTTCCAATGTCCTGTGTCCACGCTATTACTTACTTGTTTTTCTTATTTTTTCTACGTGTCTTCTTTTTCTTAGTCTTAACCTTACCTCTTCTAGAATAAACACCTAAGGCTTTAGGTACTCTTGCATCTCCAGGTGCATACCAATCTGTATTAGTTATACCACCATGACCTTCACCTGCAGATGGTCCAAAAGCACTACCCGCACCACCAGCGACGTTTTCATCTTCATCGTGTACCTTTTTAAGGTTAGAATAATACTTCGGATCTTCCATTAAATGCTGTTTAGCAATAATAGTTGCAATCTGCTCATTATCAGTATGTTCTAGTTCTGTTTCAATACCTAATTTTAATTCATTTTCATTATAATCCAGATCTTTAACTGGTTTAAATAAAGTTTTAAATTTTTGTTCAAAAATGTTTATTGACTTACCCATAATAGTATTTATACTTATAATGTGAATGATATCGATCAATATGTAAATGAAATAGAAAAGGATCTCATTATTAATGAATTTAATATTAAAGATGTTTCAATGAGGACACCTGCAAGAAAACATTATTGGGTAGGTAGACTCATAAGACATAAGAAGAATTTATATAATTTAGAAAAAGAAAAAACAGAAATTAAAAAGAAAGTAGTAAAAGAACTTTTAGAACAAAGTCCAATAAAAATAACTATACCGGTAGCTGAAAAAGCTAGTGTAAATCATGTAAATATGATTAAAATAAATGAAAAAATAAACAATGAAACTTTAATTATTGAGTTTTTAGAAAAGACTGAGAAAATTTTTAGTAGCGTAAGTTTTGATATTTCAAATATAGTTAAAATTATGCAAATGGAGCAGTTATGATAGAGTTTACATTAGAAAAAAGTAAAATCCGTCTAAAATGTAATGAGTTTGAATCTATAAGAGAACATTTTAGTGTAAAAGATGAAACAGCTCGCTTTAGGTTAAGAGGTCGTAGTCGTTTTGCTGCACCTTCACGCGTATATTGTATAACACCTACCGGGTTATTCGAATATGGTATGTTTTTTGATATTTTAACATATATTAAAAAGGAAAGACCTAATGAACAAATAATTGTCGGTGATGGTATTTTAGAGTTAGTTAAACCTGGTTTAGGGGAATGCAGAGTGTATGACAACTTAAAGCATGAATTGAGAGACTATCAAAGACAAGCATTGCTTAAAGCTCTCAATAGTGGTAGAGGTGTTCTTAAGATGGGTACAGGTGCAGGTAAAACCTTAACCATTGCGTCTTTACTCATGAGTGTTTTTACTGTTAATAAAAATTTTAAATGCTTAATAATAGTACCTGATCTATCTTTAGTTAGTCAAACATATTCAGATTTTGAAGAATATAATGTCTTATTTAAAGCAACCAGATGGACAGGTAAAATTAAACCTGATTTAACAGCAAATGTAATAATTGCTAATTTAGGTATTTTACAAAGCCGGTTTGATGATTACGATTTTTTAAAATACGTTGATATACTTGTTATTGATGAATGTCATAAATTAAAAAAGAGTAATAAAATTAATAAAATGGTTAGTTCAATCAATACAAATAATAAATTTGGATTAACTGGTACATTACCAGATAATAAGGTAGATGAATGGAATATTTTAGGTAAACTTGGAAATGTAATTTATGATAAAGATAGCCACTCTTTAAGAGAAGAAAACTATTTAACAACGGTTAATGTTAGCTTTTTAAAAATAAAATATAAAAAGCAACCTAAATCAGTAAAGGATCAAAACCCATATAAAACAGAATTAGATTTTTTATATGCTAATGAATTTAGGAATAATATAATATCAAACCTCTGTACAAAATTTAAAAATAATTCTCTTGTTCTTGTAAATCATTTAATACATGGAGATGCTTTATATGATGAGTTAATTAAACATAAAGATAAACAGGTATTTTTTGTAAAAGGTGAAATGGAAGTTGAGGTTAGAGACGAAATTAAAAAGATAATGGAGACTAATAATAATGTTATATGTATTGCAATGAGTTCAATTTTTAGTACTGGTATTAATATTAAAAATATACATATGATTATATTTGCCAGCGGGGGTAAGAGTTTTGTTAGAACAATTCAATCTATAGGTAGAGGTTTAAGATTACATGATAATAAGGATAAACTTGTTATTATTGATATTGTTGATAAATTAAAATATGGTATAAGACATGCTGAAAAAAGACAAGAGATTTATAAACAAGAAAAAATTAATTATAAATCTACTGAAATAGTTGAAAATTAGGGTAAATAAGTTATAATTAAATATGGCTAATTTAAAACCAACAGGTGCACCTAAAAAAGGCAAAAAAAGAGGACCGAAACCTAAAATAAATGAGTATTATGTTAACCCTGAACAATTTAAACAAGAGTTAGTTAATTATTATAAATGTGAGGAGTGTACACCGTTATTAGGTGATATGATTCAAAAAATTGCAAATGGTTTAAGTTATAAATCTAATTTTATTAACTATACATACCGAGATGAAATGGTTGGGGATGCATTGGTAAAAATGTATACAGCTGTTACGAATAAAAAATTTAATGTTGATTCAGAATTTAACCCATTTTCGTATTTTACTACTATCGCTTTCCATGCATTCATTAATAGAATTAAAAAAGAAAAGAAGCATGCTAATACATTATCTGAATATAAAGAGAAAGTATATGAAGAAGAAATGGGTAATGCTACCGATGGTATGATATACGTTAAACCTAATTCAGATGACTTAGAATACAGCGAATAATGCATTATAAAAAAATTGCAATATTTTCAGATCTTCATTTAGGTGTACATCAAAATAGTGATTTTTGGTTAAGCATTGCTAATAAATGGGCTAATTGGTATATAACTGAATTAAAATCACATGGTATTACCGATATTATATTCGGTGGTGACTTCTTTCATTATAGGGATGAGATTAGTGTAAAGACTCTTAACTTTGCTAAAGATTTTTTAGATAAGTTTGATGA